ACACGACCAAACGAAAAGTTTGAACCTATGTGGAGAATTGATTTAGCAGTTGATTCTAAATCTGCAGAGGACTTTAAGGGTCAAGGGATTTCAGTAGCAGAAACAACTGTTGATGAAAAAACAATACCTAATATAATTAGGTTTAAAAGAAAAGTACAAAAAGCTAATGGAGATAAAAATCAACAACCACAATTAGTGGATGCTGAGAAAAGACCATTAGAAAAAATAGTCGGTAATGGCAGTAGAGTAAAAGTAATGTATAAACCTTACGAATGGAACTTCAAAGGTAAGAAGGGAGTAGGGTTAGACTTACAAGCTGTCCAAGTACTAGACTTAATTGAGTATGTACCAAAAGAAGACTTTAGTGTTGAAGCAGGAAATACTTCTAATGGAAGTGTTGACAACATTAAAGAATTTTAGTATAAGTTATCAGTCATAAAAAAATTTTATGGCTGTCATTTTTCTACTCCTTGGAGAGTCGGCTTGTAGTTGGTCGGCTCTCCTTTTTTATTATGAGTGAATTTAAATTTTTATTATTATTATTTATTACTATGATAATACTATCTGTATTGATAGGTTGGCATCATGGTAATTTAAACTTTTAGAAGGATTTTATGAGGGTGCAAATGAATGAAGTAAATAAAAATGGATTTGTAAAGTATCACTTACCTTGTCCATTATGTAGTAGTAGTGATGCAGTTTCTGTTAATGCTGATAATTCAGCTTATTGTTTTTCATGTCAAGAGTATATGAGAGATTATAATTTAGAACAAGAACCTACAATAGTTAACAGAGAACATGAGAAGAAAGATTTTGTAGGACAATCAGATTACGCAGAAATAGTCGAAAGAAATATTAAATCAGATACTTGTAAAAAGTATGGAGTAACTGTTAAGATTGATAGTATGGGTAATATAACTAATCATTATTATCCTTATCATGATAAACAAGGTGCTAAGATAGGAACTAAAACTAGATTTACTAAACTAAAAGAATTTAGTATACAAGGTAATACAAAACACTCTGGATTATTTGGAGAACATTTATTTAATAAAAATAAATATATAATTATAACTGAAGGTGAGTTAGATGCTTTATCAGCTTATCAAATGTTTAAGACAGATAAGTATGAGACTCCAGTAGTTAGTATTAAAAATGGTATTACTTCTGCAGTTAAAGATGTTAAGAATAGTTTAGATTGGTTAGAACAATTTGATAATGTCATTGTAAATTTTGACAATGATGAACAAGGAAAAGAAGGAGCATTAAAAGTAGCAGAGTTATTTTCTCCAGGAAAATGTAAGATAATGCATTTACCTAATGACTTTAAAGATGCTTCAGATTGTTTAAGTAAAAATAAAATACAAGTATATGTAAAATCTTTTTGGGATGCAAAAATATTTGCACCAGATGGTATTATAAATGCTAATAGTTTATTTGATGAGATAACAAAACCAACAATAAAATCATTTGTTCAATATCCATTTGAAGAATTAAATAAAATAACTTATGGTATAAGACCATCAGAGTTAGTAACCTTTACTGCAGGTAGTGGCTTAGGTAAGACTCAAGTTATGAGAGAGATAGTACATCATATTATAAAACAAACTCAAGATAATATTGGTTTACTTATGTTAGAAGAAACTCCAGTAATAACTTCAAAAGGTTTAATGAGTATAGAAGCTAATCAAAGATTACATTTACCAGATGTACATCTAAGTAAAGAAGAAATGAAAACTTATTTTGATAAGACAGTTGGTACTGGTAGAGTATTTATGTTTGA